CTCCAGCAGAGCCACCTAAAACAGACATAATTTCTGTTCTGCCTAATGGACTATTGACTATTCTTCCTATTGTTGGATCAGCAGCTTTTGCTAAAACTTTTAACGCAGAACCAAATAATTTAAATCTACCTGGTAATCTATTTGTCAAATTATCAGCCATATTTCTAAATTTATTTGTTCTTGCAAATAAACCTGTATATTTATTACCTGGTATCTTTGACTTCGCTTCACTAAATATTTTTTTTCTTTGTAAAACATAGGGTGTAATGCTTCCAGCTACATCACCTGCAAGTATAGCCTCACTTCTTCCGTCTAATTTACTTTGCTCTTGTTGTAATTTAACTCCTATCGGATTTTCTTGTGCAGCTTTAAGAGTTTGTACATCTCTTGTAGCTCCTTTTCTTTCTTGAATAATCACATCTGTTTTAGGTCCCTTAATAAAACCTTGATCAATTGCGTTATCTATCAGATTTCTTTGCCTTTGATTCAACTTACTTGGATCTAAAGTTTTATTTTGGATTGCTGTTTCTATTTCTTGTAGAGTAGCCATTATAATTGTATATCCCCTAACCCTTCTTCTATTTCTTCTTTACTCAAATCTTTTGCTAAACCTTGTATTTCTTGTGCAGTCTCAAAAGGTTTATATAAACCTAAATCTCTTAAAGCTTTAATAGTGCTTTCTAGTCCACCTCCTTCTCTAAACAATAATTCTTGTCTTCTGATATCTGCTTCTATTTGTGATGCAATCGCTGAAATTGAATCTTTTACATCTTTTGATGATCTTCTGAATGAAATAATGTTTACAATTTCTCTAGCTGCATTAATATCTCTTTGTGTCAATCTATCTTGATCCTTGAACGTATTAGCAAGAGCATATATTAATGTAACTTCTTGTACAGCAAGTCTCTCTTGCTCTGCTCCCGATAGTCCAGAAATTTTTCTTACTTTTCCTCTTGCTTGAGCTAATAAAGTATTTTTATTAATTGATGTTAATATTTTTGATTTTTCTGGTGCTGTTAATGTATCGTCTTCTCGTATTTTTTTTGCTTCATCGTTATACAATCTGTCAACTAATCCTTCGATTTGTCCTGTGTCTAAATTTGCAAAATCATCTTGTAATACTCTACCACCCGTTAATTCTGTTATTACACCACTAAATCTTTTTAAAATTAAATCTGCTTTTAGTGCAGCACCGGCTTTTGGTGTTCTACCTTCAGCGTCCTCTTGACTTAAAGTTTTTAAAATATCTCTTGCAACTGCTAAAGCTGAATATTTATTACCTAAAGTATCTTGAATATCATACAATCTTTTGTCTAAAGTTGATTGTTCTCTAAAATTTTCAAAATTACCAACAACTTGACCACCTATAACAATTGGACCTCTACCAATTGGGTTAAAAATTTCTCTACCATTTGCATCTAAACCACCAAATGTAGCTGCTGTTCCATCTTCTAATAAAACACCATTATAATTTCTTATTTTTCCATCTGCGCCTCTGACTTGTATAACTCCATATTTTTCTGGACCAGATCTTTGAGCTGCTTTATTTAAATATGACATGTGTTCTAAAGCTGCCTCTATAGAAGCTTCTCTTCTTCTAGCTCTTAATTCACCCTCTTTTAATTTTACAGTAACCATGTTGTTTACCGCAGGGCCAAGTGCTTGACCAAACACTTCAAGAGCACCACCAATACCACTTCTCTTAGTTGTTCCTGTCATCAAACCAGATGCTAGATTAGATAAAAATACTAATTTTGCTTGAGAACTTTGCCCCTTCTCTAATTCATCAAAATATTGTCTTGCTAATTTGATATTCTGATTAAATATGGGATCGTCTGATGCTCCACCAGTTTGTATAATATTTGCGGTTTTTTTATTTGTATCTTGTGTAATTGATTTTTCAGCTGCAGTTTTAGGTTGTTTAACTTCAGGTTGTTTTACAACTGGAATTTTTGCTTGATCTCTTGGATCACCTGGAGGTGTTTGATTAATAACACTGTCTTGTATTTTGTTTAAATCAGCCTCTCCAGCACCTGCATATTTATCCTCTGCAAGTTCATCTTGTGGACCCATATCTTTTAAATTTTTATCCTTAACTCTAAAACTTGGTCTACCTGCACCTGGGTTAGCTTCAGTTACTTTTTTTTCTTTTTTTGGTTTCGGAACAAATTTTCCAAAAAGATCTTCATCACTTATTCCTGAACTCATATAGTCTAAAGCTTTAGCTCTATTTTGTTGAAAAAATTTTTCTCTCTCAGCTGGAGTCATTGCGTTAATTCTTTTTCTTTCTCTAATACCTGCTTTTACTAATTCATTTCCACCCGCATATAAACCAAAACCTATCAAACCAGGAAAACCCAAACTTAGGGCAGCAGGTGCTATCCTTGCAGCACCAAGAGCAGCAGCTGTACCGCCTATACCTTGACCAATTAATTTTCTAGGTGTTGATACGTTTGGATTCTGTGATTCAATAAATTTACCTGTTAAATCTGCTCCAATAAAAAAAGGTAGTGAAGCACCATATCTGTATAAAGAACCTAAACCCCTACGAAATATACCTTGTTGAGGAACATTCATTAATTGTGTTCTTGGATTTGAAACAGTTGGACCACCCATAGCAGGACCTTGCACAACAGGTGGTCTAATTTGTTGTGGACCTATAAAACTTCCATCAACTGCTCTAATGGGTTTTAAAACTCCTTTTCGTAAAGCTTCTTTTCTAAATAAAGGTCTATTTAATACTTTGTCCATAGTGCATCCTATTTACCCTGTATACCTTGGAAAGCTGTATATGCACCAATACCAGTACCAACCGCTTGTGCCAAAGGACTTGGTTGTGGAGCAGTTGTTGCAGTGATTCCAGACTGTGTTTTAGGTCCAGCTGCATAAATATTAGATAAAAATTCTGCTCTTTGGAAAGGCTCAAAAGATTGTTGAAGTGTTGTTTGTCTTTGAGCATCTAATGCTTGTTGAGCTAACTGTCTTTGTAATCCACCAGCTCCTAATAATTGAGCAATGTCTTGCGCTGCCATCGCTTGTTGCTGTTGTCCAGCTCCTAACAATTGTTGTCCAGCACCTAATTGCACTCTTTGTTGATCCTGCGCTGCAGCTAAAGCTGTGTTAAATCCTTGAGCTCTTGATCTACCAATTGTATCTAAAGCTCTTGCTGTTAGCTCAGCTCCTTGTATTCCTTGTCTTGCACCACCAAAGGCACCTGCATCTGCTGCATCAGCAGCTAATCTGTTTTGTGCAATCTGTGCCTGCCTAGAAATTTCATCAGTTACAAAATCTTGATAAGGATTAAAATATTGTTGTATCTGTTGTTGACCAATAGGTGCAGCAGCCCCTAACAGTTGACCAATACCTGCAGTTGTAGTTTGACCTCCTACTCCTGTTGTTCCGGCAGCCGTTAAACCTTGTTGTTCTAAAGCTCCAAAAGGGGCAACTTTAATATCTGGAATAGCCACAGGTTTTTGTGCAACCTGTCTTGCTAAATCCATTAGTTCTATTTTTCTCTCCTCGACACCAGGTGCCTCTCTTATAATAGAAGTTGTTAAAGATGGTGCTCCCCCTCCTGAAGGTGCAGGTGCTGGTCTGCTTCCGCCTCCTAATATGTTACTTACAAAACTCATTTAAGATCCTTTACTAATTGTACATGTTTCTTTTCCCAACCCCATTTTTTTGACACTCTTTCCCAACCTGGTCTTGCCCAAATACATAATCTCTTACAATCATTTTGTTGAGCAAACTTTGTAATCTCCTCTACAAGTTTATCTTCCCATAGTTCTCTCCGTGTGCCAGTGCAAATTACTATTTCTAATTGATTAAAGTTTGGTAGTTCACCAATCCTAGTTACAGCTATACCAAATACTTTACTATGTTGCACCTCATCGTTACCAAACATAATAAACATTTGCATTTGATCTGTTAAAAGTAAATCATAAATGTGTTTTGAATCTGCGTATTTGCCAGAGTATTTTAATGCTTCAGCAATCATAAACTCTGCAAGCAACCAATACTTTGCAACTTCGGTTGGTTGTACAGGTACTATACTAACTCTAGGTTTAATTGATCGTGCTGTTTTTGCCATTCTGACCTTCTATTATATCAAAGATTCTTTTAAATCTTCTTTGTTGTTCATAGAAGTATTGGGCACCTTTTTCTCTCATATCCTTCATACTGTTGGGATTACCACCAGCTAGGATTCCAGCACCTAATACTCCATCAGCTCTTGTCACAAACTCTCCGTCTGCTAATTGAGCTAACATTGTATCCTCGTCTTTGTCTCCATTGCCTGATCCGTCTTCCACGTATCCTGAGGCTCTTACATAATTGTTTGAATCGTTTTCATCATGACTTACTTTTGATGGTAAATAATTTATACCACCTTCATTAAATTTTCTTATCTCTGCTAAACCACCTTCTTTTAAAGTCTTTTTGTCCATGGCAATATTACCTAACCTAAAAGCACCTTGGTTCTTTGGATCTGCTTCAGGAATATATAAACTATCGTATTCTTTTTCTTGTCCAGTTGTAGGATCAATATATCTGAACCCACCTCTTTCTCTTTGTAAATCAGCTACGCCAAGATTGTATCCTGGCATATAAACGTCTTGTGGTTGTCTATCAAAAGCCCCACTTAAATAAGATCCAACAGCCACAGCTGTACCAACTTTGAATGGATCAAATTTATATGCAACATCTTTTGTAAGTTCACCTTCTTTGTTTCTTCTTCGTGTCATTAACAATCTTTGCATTAAATTAGGTTTAGCTTGTTGCTCTGCTTCTAACCTTCTGATCTCATCTCCCATTGAAACAGAACCAATATCCTCTACAGGAAATTCAGGTTGCGGTCCCACAGGAATTTGTGGGCCAGTAGTTTTTGGCATAAAAGGTAGACCAGATATTCCAGGCAATTGTGTAAATGGAGTAAATGAAGATTGTGCTGCAGAAAAACCTGGTACACCTAAAGCAGATCCACCCGATAATATTCCTTTACCACCGTAATAACCTGCAGTTGCTCCTGTAACTGCTCCTAATATACGATTAATTCCAGATGCTCCAGCATCCTTGTTTGCCTTATAACCTTTATAACCACCATAGGCAGCCAAAGCATAAGGTAAGAATTGTAACATTATATATATACTCCTTTTAGATCTAAATAAGAAATATTACCATTTTACTGCTTGATTATCAACTCATCAGAGAATTTACCTACATACTGGTGCTCGCCTATATGGGCTATTTTACTGTCTATGTATGCCCAACACTTACCACCTATACTTCTCCATTTTCTACAGAAAGCAAAGTCCTCGCCCAGATAAGTGCTCTCCTTAGGGTCAAACTCTGTATCAAAAAAGTTGTACATAAATTCTCTTTCTCTTAATTTACCGTTGATAATAGTCTCTTGTTTAATCTTCAAATGTGGTAGTTCTTTCATCATCTTATCAAAAACTGACCTTTTTATTAACATACATCCAGTAGGAGCATGTGTTACCTCTATGGTTCTATTAGGGTAAATAGTGACATCTTTATCGTTGTCTAGTTTGATAGGGTACATACCAAGCACTTGTTCAAGATCCTCACGTTTATTTATCTTACCATCTTTAATACTTTGTAAAGCCCTTTCCCAATTCATTGACTTTAATGGATAAGGTATGCTTATAACATCTTTATTTAAATCAATCATTTTTTGAATATCTTTTGCATGAAAATCTATATCTGAATCTATAAATAATAAGTGTGTACATTTACTTTGTAAGAAATAACTTACACATAGATTTCTACCTTGTGTGACTAATGAAGATTTAAGTAATTGGAACTGAGCATATATACCATTAAAATGACAGTAAGTTTGAAACTCAAGAAGAGCTTGTGCATAATGCAATGATACATCACTATGTACTGGTGTGGCTACAAATATAGAATAAGGTTTGTCGTAAGTATGTTTCTTCTTAACCCAAATAGGTTTAGCTGGATCTTGTTTTTGCATTTAGAGCTCCTTTCAAAAAATTAGTCCACTCCATAGCTTTTTTATCCCAAGCATAAAACCTTTTATAAAATTCTTGCTGTTTGTCTAAATGTTCTTGAATACTTGGGTGAGGTAATTGTTTTGCTGCAGTATCAATTGCAAAACCAAAAGCTAGTGCTAAACTTTCATAATTAGATTCATAGTTCACATAAATAGGCCACTCTGAACACGTTTCGTATAATGCTCCAAAGTTTGTTGTAATTGTGTAAAGACCTGCAGACAATGCTTCTAATGCAGATATACAAAAGGTTTCTTCAAATATACTAGGATAAGCAAACATATGATATTTGTTAATATTTTCGTGTATATAATTATTAGGTTTGTACCCAATGTAATTCACATTAGGTAGTTGATTAGCTTGTTCAAATAAAGGTTCAAAGTTTTTGTTTTCTGCCTTATAGAATTCTTTACCGTATATCTCTGTGGATGAGAATACATCTAACTCTATATTAGGATTTTTGACGTGTTGCATGGCACCAAGTAATACATTTAATCCTCTCCAAGGGGTGCAGTGAAATAGTAATTTAATTTTACCTGAGAAGTCTTTATTTCTTTCAGGAAACGAGTCTGTTCCATTCTTAATGACTATTGATCTCTCTTCAGGAATTTTAAAAAAATATCTAAACTTTTCATAACACCAATGTGAATTAAATACATACCAATCATATTCTTTATGCCTCTTTTGATCCCTAAAAAAAGATTGTAAATTACCTTGATCATATGAATTTTTTTGCCACAACACATTTATCTTATTAGGGTCTAAAGGCACTTTACCAGGTATTGATGTACATATTTGAAAATTACTTAACAGATCTTTATCTACGTATTTATTTAAAAAAGCGTGTTGCAATTCAGTGCCTCCCTTTGGTGTTTCGTTAATTATCTTCATCTTTTTCTAAAACTTTTTGAGTTCCAATGTAGCACTCTGAAGGCATCTTTATTTTCTTTAAACTCATCATTTAAAACTATCATTTGATTATTGTCTTTTATCTTTTCCATCATAACTCTGCAACCCCTAAAATTTCTTTCAACCGCCATCAAAGAACTATCTAAAGCTACTCTTTGGTCATCTACCTTTGTTTCCCATATATTAAATCTAGTGCCATCTAGTTCATTATAAAAATTATGTAATGGTACTAAATCATTAAAAAATATACCTCCGTGATCATACAAAACTTTTAGCTCATTTGTTTTATTTTTGTCCCATCTCATAAATACAAAATCATCAAATAAGAACCGCCATTTGTAATCAATGGGTTCAAAACTATGAATTATTTTATCAATCATTCTATTACTTCATCACCCACGACTAATTTATCTAACTCTGAATTTTTTAATAATTGAATGGCATCGTCTGGTTTACCAGCTATAGGTTTACCATTATCGTTTAAAGATGTATTTAACAACATAGGCAACCCTGTTAATTTTTCAAATTCATCTAACAATCTATAAAAATACCAATGATTGCTACGTACTGTTTGTATTCTGCTTGTTTGATCAATGTGTGATATTGGTGCAAAAACTTTATCTCTAAATTTAACACTATACTTCATAAACTCACTTTCACCCTGCCAATTAAAATATTCTGATACTTTCTCAAATTTTATAGAAGCTGCAAAAGGTCTATAGTCTTCTCTATGTTTTACTTTTTCATTTAAAATGTGTTTGCCGTTATTAACTTCAGGACTCATCAATATAGATCTATTACCTAAAGCTCTTGGTCCTATTTCACCATGACCTTGATACCATCCTATTATTTTTCCGTTTGCCAAATCTTCTGCGGTGTCACGTATTGTTTTATCTGATGGGTTTGTCCGTGGTGCGGTGTCCGTTTGCCAAAATGGAAAGTTCTTAGTTTCAAATCTTGGTTGATTATAATATTGTCTTAAAAACTCAACACATCCTAAACTTAAACCCTCATCATTACAGTGTGGTGGTATAATTAATTTTGGAAAATTTTGTTTGAGTTTAGTGTTTATACAAACATTATGTGCTACTCCACCAGAATAAGTTATTACATTAGTTGGGTCTTCATGTTCTAAGAAAAATTTAGGAAACGCCTCTTCCATATAATCATGTACGGTTCTTAAAAAATCTAAGTACATATAGGCTGACGCTTTTGTACTACCAATTATTTTTTCAAAGGCACCAAAATCATAAATTTTTTTTGAGTCTTGTAATTTAAATTGACTTATATAATTATAAAATTTTTGATTTATATTTCCAAATTGTTTTAAGGCCATTAATTTACCTGCAGCATCATCTCCAATACCTAATACTCCAATATGCTCTCCAAAATTAGATAAAAATTTACCAAGTGAAAACATGGTCTCTAAAGTATATACGTCCACTAATTTATTGTTTTGAAACACGCTGCAAGATCTGTATAAATCTCCAAATCCATCTAACACAAAATCACTGGATGAGTTTGACTTTAACATCCAAGATGATAGTGAATGACTATAGTGATGATCAACTCTAAATATAGGTATGCTTAAATCTTTGAATGGGTGCATTGGTGGTTTCATCATTTCATACAGAAGTTTAGGATCTTCTTTTTTGCACCAAGGATGTCTAAACACATCTAAATTTATTGCGATAGCATCTATCTCCTCTAATTTAAATCCTAATATTTCTTGAGCTTCAATCCACCCATATAGATTGTTATATCCAAAATGTTTTATTTGATTATGTCTTTCTGGTTTGAAATATTTAACGTTTACACCGTCAGTATAAGTAACATTAGAATCGTGTTCGTCTAATCGCAGTCCAAGAAATTTCATTTAACAAGGACATTACCACTAATCGTTATTGATTTATATGATTTTTTTACCATGTGTTTAAGATAACTTGGCCATAAAACCATTTGTTTTTCTTTAACATCTGGTATCCAATATGGAGGCACATATTGATCTGTATTAGTTGCGTATATTAATTCATGTGCAGGATGCTCGAATACTGTTTGAGGTGTTTCTAATTTTTCATAAATGGTAAAAGAAAAATGAGAGTTAACATGACAATGTTTTTCTTGGTAATCTCCATTATATAAATTACGCCATATTTGTGATATTTGAATATCTTGTATTCCTAGATCTTGTAAACAAAATAATATTTTACTTTTTAAATACTTTTGACCATCCTCATCCATGACATTGTCTTCTGGATTTTGACTAAATGATGAAGGTGTTTGACTTAACCAGTTATTTTTAAAATTTTTACTTATGAGATTCAAACCTTGTGGATCTATATCTTGTATCCATATAGGGGTCTCAAATATTTTTTGGTACATTATTTTTTAGTTTTACCAGTCAAAGTAAGTTTAGCAACAACTATCTCTAAGTCCTGTCTAAAGTCTTCTGCAGTAGTATCTGTGTTTGGATCTGCAACATCTGCATCAAACGCTGCTTTATCTGCATAAACTTTACCAGTCCTTTTGTGCTTAACTATTTCCTTGGCTTGAGCTGGTATCTTTACTAGGTCGTTCTCGTTCGACATATAACCTCCCGTTAAGTGAATCTTTATCCCCCATCAAATGTTTCATTAGTTTCAATGATACTGCTGTTAAATTTTTTGCAAAATCTTCAGCAACATTTTCTGGAAAATAAAGTGTTTTAGTTTTTTTTATTACATCTACCTCTTCGTCAGTAAATTCTATTTTAAATGATTTATTGTCTTCTATAAAGTTCATTTTATCTACCCTGCCTATTGTATTTTTTATACATTCTTTTTTCGTTTTTGTTTAGTCTTTTTTTGTGTCTACCAGGTCTTTTTTTTCTTGTAGAGCCTGTGTATGTATTTACTCCAAATAGTGGTTTTTTCTTAGCCATTCTCTTGTGATCTATCTATTTGAGCATATGATATTATACCTTGTATTTCATCGGCAGTGCCTGCAGTCATTTTTAATATATCACCAGCTTCTAGATTTAAAGTTTGACTTATAATATCTACAGTCGCAGCACCACTTAGAGATTGGTTAAATATTCTAAAGGTTGCACCCGCTGAAGTATCGGTTACTTGTACAGTAAAATTTACACCTCCTGTAGAACCATTGTTAACTTGTATTTGTTTTATTAATATAGTTGCATCTGTTGGGCAAGTAAGCACATTGGTTGTGGCTGTGTCCGTAAGATTAACACCTTGATTTTTATATTGTATTGTCATGATAAAAAGTAACTGAATGTGTCTTGTTCATTTTTTAAATCAAATTGAAAAGAAAAATTTAATTGATTTTTTAAAGTATCTAATGATTCAAGAATCTGTCTAAGGTTTTCTACCTCGTATTGTTGTTTAGGTTCTGGTATGTAAATGTTAATTTTAGCCATACCTAAATATATCGCATATTAAAGGACAGTGCTAGTCTAGGTTCATGGCTTTGATTAACTTGTGTGTAATGTGGTAAGTACGAAGGGAAGTATATTATCAAACCTTTTTGAGCTTTCCATATATATTCTGGAGTCCATAATATATCTTTACCCATATTCCAGTCTGCCATTTGCACACAATCATTTGGGTTTCGAAATACAATATCACCAGAATTTTTAGGTACTTCTAAATAATAAACACCAGATATATCAGATCCACCATGTAAATGAATTTTATTAAATGATCCTTTTATATTTTTACAAATCCATGCATTACCTAGTTTTACTTTATTGTTGGTTTCTTCATAATAAAAATTTTCTATTCTTTTTGCACTATCAGAAAATTCTTTTGCTATGGCAATATCTTTGGTTTGTATTGAGCCATTTGTTGAACTTTTATTATCAGCTATATAATTACTATTTATAGCTTGATTAAAAAGTTTTAATAATAATTTATCATTTAATTTAATATTACCCTCCCATATAGGACTTGCAAATATTTCAGTCCTAATCATAAAAAAATCCGTTTAGTGTTAATCTCATATCATCTTCTTCGCCATAATTTAATTTTGATTGATGAGGTATTTTTCCGTTGAAACAAATAGCTCTATTTTGCACAAATCCAATATCTGTAATAATTTCATTTTTGTCATTGTAGAAAACTGTACCAGAGTTAACATTGGTCTTTGATAGGTAAACAATTAATGATTGAGATACTGGGTCTTTATGTTTCCAGTCCTTGTGTTTATCTTTAGTGCCTTTTTTATGAAAGAAAAAAGCACCATCTGAATTATATAAATTAAATCTTTTTTCCGCGTAATGTTTAATTAAATTATTAATATCTGGCTTCTGATCTAAACACATTGTCCTCATACCAGGCCAAGTATTAGAATGACCTGACTCAAAATTGCTATCGTCCACTGTATAATATTTTTGTTGATTTGCTATTTTTAAAATGAGATCAATATCGTCAAAAAAATTTTCTACTAATTGAATGTCTGTAATTTTACCTTTGTCCATCTGGTTGTACATCTGCTTTAAAGGTGCCATATCTCCAACTCTGACTTGCAGCGGTGTTAGCAACTTTTAAACTTGCATATCTTGCTCTAGCTCTTGTGTCAACCTTTTGTGTACTACTATTGATTGTAAATGGCCCTAAAGGTGATGAAGTTTCATTATCTACAGAAAAACTTTTAAGCAACAATGTTATCTGTGCATCGCCTACTAATCTTTTAAAATCTGGTAAAAATCTTTTTATAGACATAAAAAATTGAGCTTCACTATCCTGAAGATTTAAACCAAAATCACCACTTTCTATAAATGATAATATTGGTATTACAGATCCATCACTTAAAACTTCATCTGTGCCTACTTCATGTGCATAGTAAGTTGTAGCACCATTTGTATTTGTCACTCCATTTATTACAGGAAAATTTGGTGTACCCGATGTGTTAAATTCTGTTGCATAAGGTTTGTCAAATAAAGTTGCGTCTTGAAATGTAGTTCTAGCCAATGACCCGGTTGTCCAAGTGTTTTCATCAAAATTGTACGTAACTGTTCTGTCAATTTGATCCGAACCATCTTTTGGATAAAACCAACTTATTTCAGAATATAAATGATTTAAACCAGCATACACAATTTCTCCTGACGTATAATTTATTCCAAGATTGTCGCCACCACTAGTAAAAACAAAATCTTCAACCAAGCATGGTAGAGTTTTTACTGTACCGTCATAAACAAAAAAACCACCTGATTGACCCATCCAATACATAGCACCGTTTGCATATTGAACCGCATTTTGTCCTATTAAACCACAATTAGAACCAACTTGTCTTATTGAAAATGTAAACGGTGGACCAACAAATTGCATTACGTAAGCTGATGTATCAGTCAAAATTAGAATATAATCTTTAGCTTTAGCAGCACCCACTATTTTTGTGCCTGAGTCTAATCTAAATGTACCTGCTGTATTGGTTGATGTTGGTGTATAAGTTGTTCTACTTTCCTGATCTGAAAATCTAATAAACATTTTATCTTGGGTAGCAGTTGAGCCAATAGTCGTCTCTGTGCCTAAAATAATTAGATGTCTATCTCTTTCTGATACAATTGACATGACTGACTTTGTAGGTGCATTTGTGACTGGTAAAGCTCTTGTAGTCAAAGCATTTGAATTAGCGTGTATTGGTTCCCAATTATAAGTTTCACCATTTTTACTTGTCGCTATTAACACTTCACCAAAGTTATCTAATGACCAATTAGCTGGTTCAAGAATTACTTGAGAGGTTGTTGTTTCAACACCCCAACCAGTAAAATTTTTTGCATCTGTAACCACAACACCATTGTTGTGAGCCGATCTGTTTGACCCTAAAGCACCCCTTGTAATACCTGTAAGTTCGTTTCCTGCAACACCAGAATAGGTAATAAGTTCTGTCCCAATTGATATAATACCCGCAGAAGTAGGGAAGTTTGTTGCATCTGCTACTCTAATTTGTGTCGCTGATCCGTTGTTACCATCTGTGTTATCACCAAGAGCACCATCTAAAGTTGTTGTAAGTGCCCCTGAAACGGTACCACCATATTGACCAGTTCCAAAACCATAACCAAAAGTTTGAGTTAAGGGTCCAAAATCATCGTAAGGTTTTATTGTTGCTGATCCGGTGGCCGATGTTACACCTGAAGCAGCGGTTGCAAATTCAATAGTAAAGGTATCTGTGGTTGAACTTAATACTTGAAATGGGTTTGTTTCAAGATCTGAAGCTGTATACCCTGAACCTGTAGGTGGTGTGACGCTGTCTAATAAAATTATATCACCCGCAATTAATCCATGAGATGTTTTGTTTACTGTGATTGTTTGAGGCGTGCCAGTGCTTGCAATAGTAAAAGTTGCTCCAGTTAAACTAGTTCCTAAAGGGGTGATATCGTAAAAAGATTCACCATAATATACAAACAAACCTTTATGTGTGCCAACTGCTGCATAAATTCTACCATCTAAATCTGCCCAAATGTGTTGTTGTCTTCCAGCACCTAATAACAAACTGCTAGTAAGTTGTTCAAATCCACCTATTTTCTCAGGTAGGCCATATCTGAATCTTACAAAATCACCATCTACCCACTGACCTTCTGCACCAGTTTCTGTTACTTGTTTGTTAAATCCAGGTCTTATTGTTACATTTCTTAATGACATAATTAATTATACCAAAATTATTGTTGTTAATTAAGAGGTCGGGGGACTTGTGGATACCCAACACCATGTCTTTTATCGTATTTATAATCTTTATTTTTACCATTTTGATCTACATAATGAAGAAATACTTGTGAGTGACCATCACCTTCGTATTCTTTACGTTCGTGCTCTATATCACAGCCCTCATAAATAACTGCATCACCAGGGGCTATATCTATCCAATTATTACCCATTCTTATGGGCCACTTTTCACCAGTTGAATGCAACGTCACAGTTACTGATATCTCACACGAAGGTCTATCTTGATGTTTTTTTAAGGTTGCGAATTTAGTATACATTCTCCAATATGTATATGTAGGAAACAATTTCAGATTAGTTTCTTTTTCCATTAACGGTAACTTATTTACTAATAAAGA